CCTTCTATTCTACTATCGCTATCATCCTACCGCGAACTTCAGCGCGCAGAACTGCAATCACTGGCAGGGCCTCGGTGCCTTCGGCAACGGTAATCTTCTGATCGACAAATACGAAGGGGCGGATGGCTTTGTCGGGCTGCGCTATCTCGAACTCCCGCTCGGTGAGATGTATTGGCGCGAGAACCATCAGAAGCAGATCGACGGCTTCATCCGTCACTTCCGCTTGACCGCGCAGCAGGCGATCTCGAAGTTCGGCGTCGAGAACCTCGGTGAGATTGTCAAGACCAAAGCGGATGCCAAGGATCAGTACCCCCTCGAATTCCTGCATCGCGTTTGTCCGCGTGATGACTATGAGCCCGGGCGCCTCGACAAGAAGGGCAAGATTTACGCGAGCTATTACATCTCTGTCATCGATCGCAAGCTGATCCGCGAGGAGGGCTACACGTCCTTCCCCATCGCGGCCTCCCGCTATGAGCAGACCCCCAATGAAACCTACGGGCGGTCTCCGGCGATGATGGTGCTGCCGACGTTGAAGACCCTCAACGCGATCAAGAAGGATTACCTGACGCAGGCTCACCGTGCTGGCGAAGGCGTCTATCTGACGACCGACGACGGTATAGTAGACTTCACTGTACGTCCCGGTTCGATGAATAAGGGCGCATTGAATTCTGAAGGGCAGCGGTTGGTTGACATCCTGCCCACGGGTGAAATCCAGATCACCAAAGAGATGATGGAAGGCGAGACCAAGATTGTCGACGCCGCCTTCCTTGTCGACCTGTTCAAAATCCTCCTCGGTGATCCCAAGATTTTTACTGCCACGCAGATCGTGGAGATGATGTCACAACGTGGCATCCTGATCGCGCCGACAGTCGGCCGGCAGCAATCGGAATATCTCGGCAACATGATCCCGCGCGAGCTTGATGTTCTTTCGAGCAATCGTCTTCTGCCTCCGCTTCCCCCGGTGATGCGTGAGGCGGTGGGCGAGTATCATATCGCTTATGCCTCACCGTTGGTTCGGGACATGAAGGCTCAGGAGATTGCCGGCTTCCAGCGCACCGTGGAAATCGCGACTACGATTTCGCAGAGTACGGGCGACCCGAGCATCATGGATGTATTTGACTTCCCGGTTTCACTTAAGGATATCGCGAGCCAGCAGTTCGTGCCAGAACCCTGGATGTCGAGCCCCGAGCGCTTGGCGATGCTACAGAAGAAACGTGCCGACGCGCAGCAGCGCGCGGAGCAAACTCAGCAGGCCCCCGCGATGGCAGCGCTCCTCAAGGCGCGTGCAGCCCAGGCGAAGGCCGGCATGACACCAGAAGAAACGGGACAACCACAGGGACGATAATGGCTACGTGGACTTCACCGACGATAAATTCTTATCCGCCATTTATTGGAGTGAAGCGGACAGAGAAAGGCATCGAGATTTACTTTCGCGGAGATGAGCCACGGGATTGTTACGGGTGTGGTCAAGGTGGAAGTCTTGTGATGACGGAAGCTGAATGGGCAGCCTTTTTGAAAGAAGCAAACGAAGTATAGGGACGATAACGTGGAAGAGACACTGATTGAAGCTCAACGCCGCCTCGTGCGGGAAAAGCAAACAGATTATCAACTCACGTTTCAGACGACGCAGCCCTCAAATGTCCGGGTCCTCGAAGACCTGGCCGAGTTCTGCAGAGCGAACGAGAGTTGTGTAGTTCCAGGGGATCGGGACAAAACCCTGATCCTGGAGGGCCGACGCGAAGTATGGCTGCGCATTTCGCAGATGATAGGCTTGGGACCAGACGAAGCGTTCGCGTTCTTCGCTGGCTTGCTCAGAAGGAGAATGAACAATGGATGAAGTAGTACCCGCCTGGTTTGAGGGCGCTGATCCGGCTGCGGCCGGCTTTACTTACACTGATGAAGCCTCGAAGCAGAACGCCATAACCGAGTTCAAAGGCTATCTGCAGAACCGTGGATACGACAAGCTGGACCCGAAGGTTGTTGCCTTTGGTGCCATCAAGGCGCATCGCGCGGCCGAACAGCATCTTGGCATCCCACCGGACCAAATCGTCCGTATGCCGAAGGATGCGAATGATCAGGCCGGGTGGGCTGCGCTTCGTACTCGCCTCGGAGTTCCTGCCGATGGCAAGTATGATTTCTCCGCAGTAAAGTTCGCGGACGGTACTGCGCTTGACGAGCCTTTTACTCAGGCGCTTGGCAAGGCTCTGGCGGATGCAAATGTTTCCAAGGATCGCGCGGCTGGCGTTGCGGCGTCTGTCGTGAAGTTTATGGAGACCGCCGAGACAGAGAACGCCGCGAAGTATCAGGTGCAAGTCGCCGAGGAGAAAGCCAAGCTGTCTCAGAACTGGGGTAGCAAGGCGGCCGTCAACCTCGTCGTGGCGCAGAACGCAATCAAAGCTCTCGGCGTTGACCCGAAGCAAGTTGCTTCCCTCGAAAGCGCGATCGGTTATGCCGGCGTGATGGAAATGTTCCGGAACATCGGTGCTCGCATCGGTGAAGACCGGTTCGTGACTTCCGGCACCAGCGGCAACCCCGGGCCGATGACCAAGGAGCAGGCTTCTGCTACGTTGAAAGAGCGGATGGCCGATGTGCAGTGGATCACCAAATTGCAGAACGGAGACTTCGCCGTGCGTCAGGAGTTTGATAATCTGACGCGCGTCAAAACCTTTGGATAACGCCAATGCCGTGGACACCGGAGACTTTTAAGAAGAAGCACAATCATAGCCTCACTACTGAGCAGGCGGGTAAAGCTGCGGCGCAGGCTGAAGCTATGATGAAGTCCGGTGTCCCGGAAGGCGTAGCAATTGCCACGGCCAACAAGCATGCCAAAGCGGCCAAACACGCGAGGAAGAAATGACGGATATGCTATCTCTCTTGCGGGGCGCCATGGGTCGACCGTCTCCGGCTGATGCTGCGGCGGGTAACAACGGGTCTGGTCAGGCCCAGGCACAGCAAGAACATGATCAGGCGGTAGAGCATTATCGCACGGTTTCCAAATCCACGAACGACAAAAAGCAGCTTGACGATGCACACGATCGCCTGATGAAGGCGACGGAAGCCCTCGGGAAGTTCCACTAAAATGAGCCGCGGCGGCACCGATCCGTCTGAAGGTGATCTGATCCTGCGGCCGGAGATGATCGTTCAGGAGATTGAGCCTTTCGGCCCGTTGTCCGTCTTCATCATCGATGACTTCCTGCTGCGCAACAAGTGCTACCTGGATTACTGCCAAGGCGGTAATTCAATGGCTTACAGCAATTGGAAAGGGCTGATGAAACCGAGGATGTTGATCCTCGCGAAGTCCGTTCAGCCCGAGTGGGACTTCATCAAACTGCATGAAACCCGAGAATACAACAAGATGGATCGCGAGGGTTGGCCCTACCCGAAAGCTCACCGGTACGCCAATGTCGGCGAGAAGGAAGCACGGGACGATCCCTCGAAGCTTGCAGCGCTTCTCGACGCCGAGCTTGACATCCTGAATTCCCCCCGGCAATCCAAGTTTTCAGGCGTCGCAAAAATAATTCGAAAACCCGCTTGACAATGATAGTCATTCTCAAGTAGCATGATCTTCCCGTGGGCGCCCGCCCCGGTCCCCGGCTCGCGCAGGGGCAGTGGGCGGGTCGGCGCAGGCAGGCGTGCGCGACCATCCGGCCCGGCCAGGCTCACGGGACCCTCTTTGCAGGACACGGCGAAAGCCCCCTGGCATCTTGGAGGAAGGCCCCCCGTTGTGGATACGGCGAAAATTGACTTTCGTAGTAACCACTTTTGGAGACCATCCCAATGGATGACACCGGCCTAGCCAATCTGTTCGTAACTCAGTTCAGCACCCTGCTCGAACTCAAGTTGCAGCAACGGATGTCCCTGATCCGCGGCCGTTGCGCGGAAGGAACTCACACTGGCGCCAAACAGGCGTCCCCCATTCAACTTTTGGACGCGATGCAGATGTCTACTCCGGTAGGCCGCTTCGCCCCGAAGAACCACTACGAGCAGACCTACACTCGTCGGTGGATCGTGCCAATCGACAAGGAAGGCGATCAGTACGTCGACAACTTCGATGCGCTGAAGACCCCGATCGATCCGAAGTCTCAGTTGGTTGAGCGTGCGGCTGCGGCCTGCGCCCGCCAGTGGGATGACGAGTTGATCCGCGCGATGACCGCGACAGCCACCATCGGAACCGACGCAGGCTCGCTGACCACGGAAGCGTGGGATACGACCTTCCAGGTTGCCGGTGACTTCGGTACGACTGGCGGAACGGCGAACGGCCTCACGGTCGCGAAGCTGAACGAAGCTCGTCGTGTCCTTGAGCACTATCATGCTCTTGACGAGGAGAAGGAAGCGACCCTGGTCATTGGTTCGCAGCAACACGCGGACCTTCGCAATCAGGCACAGGTCGTGTCCAGCGACTTCAACCGGAACGGTGGCGTCCTTGAAAAGGGCGTTGTCACGGACTTCATGGGCTTCAAGATCGTGGTCTCTGAGCGTCTGCCGACGATTACCGACAAGAACAGCAACGCGAACTGTCGTTCGTGCCGAGTGTTCGTTAAGTCGGGTCTCTATCTTGGCGTCTGGATGGACACCAAGACGGAAGTCTTCCGGCGCCCGGATATGTCGAGCAACCCGTGGGACATCAATACGATGATCTCCTTCGGCGCCACTCGCACACAGCTTGGCAAGATCATCGAAGTTTGCGCCGCCGACACCATCGGTGCCGACATCACCGTCTAATCGGGATAGTGGGACGGCTAGGAACCGCCCCTCCGTCTCTCAGGAGTAAAGCCCATGACTGCAGATACCCTCAAAGCGGCTGGCATCACGAACCTTGATGCTTCCCCGATTGTGGCGAATACCTCCGGTCTACCCGGAGCACAGTTTGTCACGAAGCACCTTGCGGACAGTGTGACCCCGACGACTGGTGGCCTTGCGGACACTACGTCGACGTACAGGATGGTTCGACTTCCGGCGAACGTCTATCTGAAGCATGTCAACATTTACGTTGACAGTGCTCTGGATACGGGCGGCGGATCAGCGGCTTTGGCCTTCGACGTTGGCGGCTATTACAGTGACAGCACTGTGGATGGCACCCTCGTCGCAAACCAGGGTCTCGTGATCAACAACAACATCATCGCAGACGGTTACGCCCTGAAGGGTTCAACTTCAGCGCTTGCGATTGAAGCGGGTAAATGGACGGAACTCAAGCGGAACCAACCCTTGTGGAAGGCCCTCGGCTTGTCGTCTGATCCAGGCGGGCAGATCGACATCGTTTTGACGGTGGAAACGGCGGCCAACACCGCAGCTTCCGCGGTCATGGCGGTCGAAGTCGAAATCGCCTTCCCGTAATAGTCTTCGCGGAGATGCGGCGGGTGGGTCTCGGTCCCTCTCCCGCCCGTCGCGCCCCCGCGGTAGGAGTTTGTTATGACTGTTGCCCCGATCGCATTTGCCGTAAAGGTCCAGGCCACTAAAGATGGCAACGGGTTTTATGACACCGCGCCAGTTGGCGCCGGCACGATCCCATTGTCTGGTGCGGTAACGACTGCAGAGGCGACAGTGGCCACCGATGTTGCGACCCTGGTGGCGGATGGAGCGAGCCCGACGCAGGCGCATGTCAATACGTTGAATACCGACTGGGCAGCCTACAAAACTTTGGCCGACGCTTATAAGACAGCAGCGGACCTTGCCACCGCGGCGAATGTTTCAGTTACTTTCGACAAGACTGCGATCACGACCATGAACCAATTGCGAAGCGCCCTTAAGGCCATTGAGCAGCAAATTCGCGGCTCGGGCCTGTTGACTGCGTAACGGAGAACTGCCATGGCTTATGTTTCCTTCGGGCTCAATATTGGCGTCTATGAGACGGAACCGAACCAGATTACGATCGGGACCGATGACGGCGGCGCCGGTAACAACGTGACGGTCTCCGTTAATAAGGCTGCGGCTGGTCTCACCCACAAGGCGGTGATTATTGCTTTGGAAGCCATT